GTTTTTATAAAAGATGAACCTCATAAACGTGAGAAAGTTCTAGAAGGTCGTAATAGACTTATCATGAGCGTCTCAATTGTTGACAAACTTATTACGATGTACATGCGCAAGCATATGCATGATCTTGAGATCCTAAATTGGGAGCAAATACCTAATAAACCAGGTCTAAGCTTTGATAGGAAAGGAACTCGATCTGTTTATGGCCGTGTTATTGGTAGTTTGAATAGAAGTTCTGATGTTAGTGGATTCGATTGGTCATACCAGGAATGGTATAAAGAGATGGAATGTAAGTTTAAAATCTACCTCACCAATAATCCTAGTGATTATTGGAAGGATTTAATGATTAAGCATACGATAATACTATCGAATTGTATTTACCAGCTGAGTGATGGGACCTTGTTAGCTTTGCTAATAAAAGGAATCATGAATTCTGGAGAATACGGTACTAGTAATATCAATAGTACTGCAAGGAATTTGCTTGCCAAAATTGTTGGTTCGAGCGATTCTGATGCTATGGGAGATGACTGCCTTGAGAATTACGTCGATAATGTTCATGAAAAGTATTGGGATAGATGTGGCTTGAAAGTCAAAGTATATGATGAGATAAAGGATTCATTTGAATTTTGTTCTCGTTTTTACTCTGCTGAAGGCTCCTATCTTGTGAATTATCAGAAGATTTTGATGAATTTAATTCATTCGGATGTGACTAGCCCGTATAAGTATATGCAAATTATGAGATCCTTTGAAGATGATTTACAAGATCATCCAAATTTTACATCTTTCTTCGACAATCTAGAGAAGGTTGGATTTTTACGTCCGGACTGGAGAGCTGAAGAGCTCGTTTGGACGGAGGGTCCAAATTAAAGATGGAAGTAATTGCATTACCGCAACGAAAAACTACCTCACGCAGAAAGAAGCCAATTTATGTACCTATGGTCGGAGCGAATGCCGTCCGTAGGGCTGTGATTGTTCCTTCTGTTCCTGCACAAAAACAAAAGAAAAGACGTAATCGCGTGAAGAAATCAAAGAACGCTGTTGTGTATTCTCCTGTTGCTCCAGTAAGTAGTCAAATACAAATGCCTGGTTTTGCCACTAGTGGTGGAAATAGGCAAATTGTAATGTCTCGTGAGCTTAAAGCTTCGCTTAATTTGAATAAAATAACACCTGAGGGTGTTAGATTTCTTAAGTGTGCTTTTAGTGCTCCGGACTTTGACGGCTCTGGAACCTATGGTGTACCTGATGAGTATTGTGGGAAAAGTATTGCGGTCAAGCATCGCTTAACTCAACCTGGTACTTTTAATTCAACGAATGATGTGTACATTCTCATCTTGCCAACGCCTGGTGTAGCCTTTTATACGGCTTTTGTACCGGCGGGTACCTCTCCAACAGCTGCGACTGTTTGGACTGGCACAAATTATTCTGATTTTGTCAGTTTCTTCGTAGCTGGTGGGGCTGGCGTTACAGCATTGGTCATGAATAAATTTCGATTTGTCTCACAACATTTTGAAATAGTTAACACGACCAATGCCAATTCCTGGAGTGGCAGTATTCAGGCATGGAAAATGCCTGTTCAAGTTACTATTGGTGATAATTCTACGTTTACAGTTCCTAAGCGTGTTATTACTGGTCTTAACGCTACTGCTGCTACAGATCAAGACACGTACTCCGGGGGTTTCAACCTCGGAGTTTATGCTGGTTCTTATAATAAGGGAAGTACCGATTGGGGTTTTTCTCCTATTATGACTAGTGTTTATGAAATTCCTGATGGAACCGCAGGCGTTGCGGATTGGGGTCAAGTTCTTGGATCACCCGGATATTTCATTCCGGGTTTTGACAATAACTTTGAATCCACCTGCATTAAAGTCTCCGGTGTTACAGGAACCAACTCTGCAATTCTTAGAGCATGGGCTTGTGTCGAATATCAGTTCGTGCCTGGAAATCCTATGTATGAGATGCAAAATCTCAAGTTTACATGTGATCAGAAGGCGCTTGAGCTATATAGATATATAGTCATGAATCTACCACCTGGTGTGTCAGCTTTTGACAACGCCAATTTTTGGAGTCGGGTCCTTAACATAATCAAAAGCATTAGTGGCGGCATGTCATTGATGCCAGGTCCATATGGATTGGCTGCAACGGGAGTTAACTCGATAGCTCGAGCTATTGAGGAACTCACGATTTGATTCGTCTTTTTATGAAGGAAAACATTAAACCGATCTAAATCATGATCTAAAATTGATTAGTCCAGTAAATGACTTTAAACTTTACTATAAAAGGTTATGATGAAATTAATTTTTGACGTTGTGAACCGGTTTATTTCCTTTTATAAGTCAGTAAAGACGTAAAAATCCTTTATGGCATAACAAGTTTGAGCTCTCAACTTGCGATGTATGGGTATGAGTCTGGCTCTAATCGACATAGGTTGGTAATCCATGAATG